ATTCCCCTGTTTAAATACTATATATAGTTTATACACAGAGTTATCCACATTATCCACAACTAGACAAATTTATCAAATTCGATTAAAATAAAAAAGCAGCAACTCTTTACAGAGCTGCTGCCTCATACGCAAACGTAAGAAATTTCGCAATGTCAATAAAAATGTATGCCGACACTAATTATCAACTTATAACCTTATAACCTAAAGCAGGGTAACCGCCTAAACTTATAGCCTATAGAGGTTATGGGTACTTTTTCTTACGCCTATATAGAAATTATATCTAAATTTTAAAGTAATGTCAATACAAAAAAAGTAAATGCTGACACTAGATTTTAACTAAATATAGAAAAAATTCCTTACCTCTATAGGAATGACACAGAATAACCCCACCTGTGTATAAAAAATGGTTGGTGCTGCAACGAGCCAAGTTTATAAAGTCGTTGCCCCTACTGATTTTCTAATTGCAAAAATCAGTAGCCGCTTTAGCTGTAGTGGGCTTTATGCGGGGGGGAAGTTGGCAGAGGTCAACCTACTCTGGTATGGTGTATATACCTTTAGACAGGCATAGTCTATAAAATATACGGCTGGCGGCAACGGGCGCAGAGTGCGCGGGGGTAAGTCATGGAGCGTGGGACGTTGGGGACGCTATGAAATGGCTAGCAATTCAACTATACAGCGACGGCGGGGACGCAATCGCAAAAACCTCTTTTCAGTAGACAGTAGTAATACTGTGTGCTGTTAGGGGTTTTTCTGCCTACCAGCTTCTAACAGGGACTATATTTTTTATTACCCTATTGACAAACAGAACAGAGGGGGGCTATAATATAAGTAAAGATAGGAGTTGATAATTTGTTTGAGTGGAAAACAATAATTAAAGTTGCTGCCGCCGCTGGATTAGTGACTTTTGCGGTTAAATTAAGTGCCGGACTTGCCGAAGTGTTGATAGAATATCCTATATGGCGCGGCTGGTTAGGTGGACTGTAGAATGGCTAACATGATAAAGCAGTATGAAAAAGTTAGGGCTTTCAAGTGTTCTAGCAAAGAGTTTCCCGAGCTGGGAATAGTTATAGCCTTTGCCTACAACTACAGTGAGGCTAGGAATCTAGCTAAAGGAGTATTCAAAGAGGTTAACCCGGCAGTAAGGTATTTAGGCATTAGGGCAAGTATCGTATTAAAAGACGTACCCAAAGAATTGAATAATAAGGTATGCTTTAACGAGAATCACGAAGGGTATGAATTAGTTTCAGAATTTTTGTAAAAAGAAAGGGGTAAAACACTATGCTACAACCTATGGATTATTCAACGAAAGAGGAATTTATTAACGACCAATACGAAAAGTTATCAGAAACAGGGAAAACAAAATTCAGGATGAAAGTTGCAAAAAAAAGCATTGATTTAGATAGAGCTTTATATCTATGGTCATTTTTCGGCTGGTTTGGTTTTCATCAACTTTATTTAAAAAATTATGGCGCGTTTTTCGTTCGCCTTTTTACAATGAGTTGCTTTTTAACTTTATGGTTTAAAGACCGCTTTACCATTAAAGATGACGTAAAAAAATATAATACAGAAGTCGAATTACAAGCGATTTTAGAATTGATTTAGGGGGATAATATGAACGCTCAAGAAGCAGCTAGGATATTAGCTAAAGAAAACGACAGTGTTGTCGTTGTGGGAATAAGAAGGGAAGCAACAGGCGATTTGATCAGCGACGAATGTTTTTTAAATTTAGACGAATTTCATGCAGCCGTAGTGTGCGCGAATTTAGTAGGATACATTTTAAAAATTCAAAAGAGGAAAAACTCTATAGACCACATATTGAAAGGCGTCAAGCAGTTAGTTGATGTGGGTATTCCGTTAGATGAAAAAACAGAAAGGGGCTTATAGCTATGGCAAAGAAAAACGGCAGCTTAAAATTAAAAATTGCAGCTTGTAAAAAATGCAAAAGTCAGCCAAGACTAAAATTGGGACTATCCTTTTACTTTGAATGTAACTGCGGACAGTCTATATCAGGCGCATATGGTGACGGAATTCTTGAAACGACTAGAAAATGGAACGAAGCCCAACGCGAGGACAAAAATGTTTGAAAACCAAACCTTAAATAAAAATCGTGTGCTACCGTCTGCTATGATATTAGACAGATTGAGCATAGAATGTATTGCTAAAGCTGCAACGAAAGAAAAAATCATAGAAAGCTGCTGCATTTCTAGCACTAAATTAGTTGAACAGTTAGTAAAAAGCGAGCCGCAATACAGTAAGATTGTAGAAAAAATGGCAGATGTATATATATCATTATCGCAGCTATTGATAGCTTTACCGATACGGGACGACGATTTAAACGCTGCCATAAAACGTAAAATCACAAGAAAATTGAAACATAATCCGATATTAATTAAATGAGGAATAAAAAAACAATAAAAGAGTTCAGAGCTTTTTACATAATGGCTTCTTCTGTTTATGCTAAATCGTCAAGGAAACGCAAGTGGGGAGTAATCGTGCAATGCAACAAAAAACATGGTAGACCAAGTTCCGAACATCCATGGGAAGTTATTATACCTAGAATAACAGTAATACCGGGTTGGATAAGCTGGTAATTTAAAGGAGTGTGCGTTGGGGTAGGTATGGAGATTGGCCAGTATTTAGTTTGGAAAGTCTTGATGTAGAGAGGAGTAAAGGTAATGGCCCGTAGTTTTAACGAAAAAATGGAAAAGAAACGACAAGCAGAATATAATCGCTGGAAAGCAGAATGTAATCCGGTATGGCATCGCAGAAATCACTGGTTGCCTAAGTACGAAGAAGAGGGCACATGGGAGGATAGCAGGGCGTATAACGTGGAGTTAGGCTGTGACCTTAAAGGTTATGTGGAAACAGTAAGAACATATAATGCCGCAGGAGAGCTTATACGAACAGAAGAAGTTACATTTGATAATTCAAGAGAGTTGGCACGTAATAGTCATGGTAATTGCGAGAATAATACCGGTAAACGCAGAATGCGAAGTGTTTGGAATATGGCTACAACTGCGAGCGGTGGTGTTACGCATTACGCTAAGTTCCCAAATGAATTAGCTGAGCGGTGTATATTATGTGGTACTGCTGAAGGTGACGTTGTACTTGATCCGTTTGTCGGCAGCGGTACAAGCTGCAGAGTTGCAAATAGATACGGCAGGCAGTATATAGGAGATTGATATGAAACTAATGAGCTTATTTGATGGCAGTGGAGGATTTCCTTTAGCAGCAAGCTTGTGCGGGATAGAGCCTGTTTATGCGGCAGAGGTTGAGCCATACCCGATAGCTGTTACTAAAAATCGTTTCCCAAAAATGAAACATTTGGGAGATGTTAGCAAAGTTAAGGGCGGAGAAATAGAGCCTGTAGATATAATCACATTCGGCAGTCCTTGCCAAGATATGTCGATAGCGGGAAAAAGAGCAGGGTTGAAACACGCTGATATGGGCGATGATGAAACAACAAGAAGCGGTTTATTCTTAGAAGCAATCAGAATTATCAAAGAAATGAGGGAAGCAACAAATGGAGTTTATCCAAGATACGCTATTTGGGAAAACGTTCCCGGAGCCTTTAGCAGTAACCGAGGAGAAGATTTTAGAACCGTGCGTACAGAGTTTTTGATGCACAATACTGGGGAGTACCCCAGCGTCGCCGTCGAATCTACCTTGTCGCAGATTTTAGAGGACAACGTGCCGGAGAAATACTACTTAAGCCAGAAGGCTTGCGAAGGAATTCTGCGCAGAGCGGAACGCATGGGCAAGAAACTGCCAGATGTGCTAAAAACAGCGTTGGAACAGCAATCGGCGGAGTAGATAGGTATAATCAATCGTTTTTGCCGGGACTTGCACAAACTTTGCGGGCTTCTGGCGGCGGAGATTGTATACCGACAGTGTTAGCACCAGTAGCAAATGCTGGAGATAACAGGCTTGCAATAGTGCAACCGATTAGTGATGGTGGTTGTTCAACATTATTTGAAAATCACAGACGGGATTGCAGATATAAAGGGCCGCTAAAGGTTGCACCAACAGTAACAGCAACTTATGGTATGGGTGGAAACAACACACCATTCGTAGTTAGCGTTATAGAAACAAGTGAAACAGTTCATTGCTACGATATAGGCGAAGCAAGATTACGAACACCTAGCGAATATATCGAAAAAAGCCCTACTTTAAGGGCCGAAGCGCACGGAAATGCGCCTTACGTTATTAATAAAAAAACTCTTGTTTACGATACAAGAGGCAACGGCGCCGGTGAAACTGTACCAACGATAACAGGTGACCACAATAACCGCATTACGGATTATACAGCTCTATGTTGTGAGGCAGTTGTTTACGATGGTGCAAATATAACAAGTCCGCTCAACAAAACAAATCCACAAGCAGGAGATCCTTGCCACACTATTAGTACTGATAGCAGGAATTATATTGTCCACTGTCTGCAAGGAAATGGTATAGATCGAGCAGATACAGCAGGCTGTAACGGTAAAGGAGTGTGTGAGGATAAATGCTATACGCTAAATACGATAGACCGACACGCTGTATGTTTTCCGCAGCAAGCCTACAATAAATTTATACAAGAAGATATTGAAGCTACTCTTAAAGCAAGTGGCGGCACATATGGTGGCGGTAGTGAAAATCTTGTAGCCGAGCAATCTTTTAGTCCTATACGTTATATTGTACGAAGATTAACCCCTACAGAGTGTGCTAGACTTCAAGGCTTTCCTGATTTGTGGGGATATCTGGACAAAAAAGAAAGTTTCACTGATGAAGAATATAAATTTTGGCTTGAAGTACGTAATACCTATGCAAGAATCAATAACAAAGCCGTTAAAGACTACACAAAAGCACAAATGCTCTCATGGTATAACAAACTGCACAGCGACAGTGCAGAGTACAAGATGTGGGGCAATGGAATAGCTCTACCTAATGCACTATACGTTATGCAGGGGATAGCGGAAGTGGTGGGAGTACATCACTCAAAGTAAAATAAAAGCGTTGGTAGCCCCGGTAAAGAAGGTGAAAAAATGGTAGTAAAAAAGCAATCCGCAAAGACAGCACAGCTATACGCCTATTCTTTTGATAGGGAAACGTGGCAAGGTGATTTCAATAGCCGAGAAGAAGCAATGCAGGCAGCTATAAGCGACGAAAACACCAAGGAATACCTAGCAGTATACACAGGGATTGCAAAGCTGTACACGCCAGCTTTAAAATCAGAAATAGTATTGGATATTCTAAAAATTGAAGCTGACGAGATAGCAGGAATTGCTGCTGCTGATTGGCTAAAACTAGAAGATATATCAGAAGAAGCCCGTTCCGAAATAGAAAAAACATTAACAGCAGCCGTTATGAAGTGGCTTGAAAAACATAGTTTAAAGCCCGATTTTTATGAAAGCATAAGCTGCGTACAGGCGCACGGCATAGACGATTACTTTAAAAAGAAATAAGGGAACACCCCTTGTTTTTACCGTGATATAATATAGTAAAAACAAGGGGTGTATTTTATGTGGACAAATTTATATGAAAACCTTAAATATATAATTAACAGGTTTGCGAATATTGATGTATGGGCATATGCTATAGCTGTATGGACGTTTGGATATAAGACATTCGGTGAAGGTTTTTGGGGCGTCGTGATATTAGCTTTTGGATTAGTGATTTATGATACATTTTTAAAAATCGTATATATCAGCAAAAAATATATACATGAAAATTTGACGCCGGATATACCTATTGAATTTATCTCACTCCGTAAAGCCATATATTACTGTTTTAAAGCTAAAACATGGAATAAGACTTATTTAAATAGTGCTGCACTTTCAAGGGTTATAGAAAAGCTGTTGGTTTACAACGCAAGTTTAGTTATTGCGTTTTATGCAGGGCAAGTAGTACCAAATATTAAATTATTTTCAACAAACTTAATTTTGAATGACTTTTTGCCCGGCGTTATAACAGTTTGCATTTTAGTTGTGGAACTATCCAGTATAAATGAGAATCTGATAGAGTTAGGATATAGCAGTATTGCGAACGCCGTAAAAAGGGTTATTGACTATGTTGTTAATAAATTTTTGCCTACCACGAAATAACGTGCTAAAATGGTAAAAAGGAGTGATGAACATGGTAAAAGAAATCCAATTTCAGCGCAGCAAACAACGTATTTTTGCTATGGACGAAAATTATAATGTCATTGGTGACTGGGAATGTCGTGACGATTTTGTTCCAGGCTACAACGAAGCAGGCGACCCTCGTGGAAGCTTACCGGACGGCGTTTATACAAACGTAAGCGCAGAAGTTACTAACGGCGCATATGGCGACGCTTATGGCACATTCTATATCACTACCCACGACCCACGAGCAAGAGATATTCATGGCGGCGGCAGCGGCTTGCCTAATCCGTTTGCAGGGCGTCAAGGCTGGGTGCCAACTTATGGCTGTCTGCGTATGCAGAATATCGACGGTGAAGAATTAAGCAGAATGATTATCGCAGCAGGAAACAACGTTGTTTTAACAGTAGTACCATAAAAAATACTTAAATATTTACGTCACAAAGGTAACCGTATCAGTTTGACAGGCTGGCGGGCAATACCAAAAAAGCAGGGCATTTGCCCTGCTTTTTTTATTTTGTAATTTCTCAAAAAAACACTTGACAACAGGACGAAGGGGGGCTATAATATAGACAAGAGGTAAGGAAAAAACAAAAAATAAAGGGGCAATGAAAAATGGAAAGAACAGCAGAGATAAAATATTATTTAGTAGTTAACGGAGTAATAGACAGAAGCGTAAGTTATGAAACGGCAAAGGAAGTACGTAGAGCGGCGAAAAACATAAAAGCCGAAAACCTTAGTATAGCTGTTGAAAAATTCACCCGTGATTTTTTTGAAATATAAAAACAAATTGGAAAAATCAAAAATAAAATCAGAGAGGATAGGCTGCTTATGATTTTTATAGTAAATGATAAAAGAATTGAAATTTATATCCACGAAGTTGGGAAAAAAACTAAATTCCCTGTGTTTGTGACATTGCCGCCAAGTATCATCAGAAAAGTAACATTCTTAAACAATGAAGAATGCACGACATCAGAATCAAATTTAGAAACAATTCTTATTGTAGCTCAAAAAACATTGAATTTATGGAACGAAAAAGCTGAACAGGAAAGCGAAAATCCGAGGTATTTCAAAATTTGCAAGGTGGAGTTATAAAAAAATGTTTTTAGAAAATGCATTAAAAGGGCTGGCAATAAGTCTTGTTACTGGTATAATTGGAATAGTAATCACGTATTTATTTTGGTGGAGTTATAAAAAATAAAAGGGGGTTAGATATGTGGAACTTAATAAAAGCAGTATTACTAGCCTTATTATTGCTGCCAGCGTCGGGCTTGTGCTGGGCGCAGGAGCAACCTATTACTATTACGACAGAAACGGCGGCGAAATGGACAAGCGACTTGCAGCAGCTACAGCAGGAATTAACGCAGCTAGAGAGCAGCAGCAACGAGAAATCGCAGAGTTACAGGGACTTGTTATCGCGCTACAATCAAATGTCGGAGATAGTAAGCAAGTTACAGAACAAATTAGAGATAGCCGAACAGAACTCGAAGAACTTAACAGAATCCTTGACAGGGAAAACGCAGCAGTTAACGAACTTGATAGCCGAGAAACAGCAGACAGAGAAGCTATTAGACGAAGCAAACAAATTGTTAACAGCATACTCGGAGAGTTGCAAGAAAAAATTGGCAATCATTAAAAGGCAGCGAAATGCCGCTTATGTAGTTGCGGCAGCCGCTTTAACATATAGCCTTATAAAAAAATAAAAAAAGGAAGTGCCGAAATGTCAGACAAAATTAAACCGTTAAAAACAGAAAACTCAACAGTTTCAGAAGAATCAGTAAATTTAAAGCCCGAAAAAGAATTAAAACCGTACTATGTAAAAATCTCCGTTGAACAGCAAAAGAGTTTTGAAACAACAAAAAACGCTATAGCTGAACATAAGCGATACACAGAAGCGACGATAGACGCCGCCTGTGGGTTTGTATTAAAGAGTGGGTCAGAAAAATTAATAGCCAGCCCGGAAAAAGCTAAACAAGTGGCTAATTTATTTAAGGACGCTTCACTTTTAATCAGTGAAAAAAATGTGTTAGAATGCCTGAACCAGAACATTGTAGGCTTGATTGAAAATAACAAATTGGATTTAGTTAAATTGGTTGAAAGCCTAGAAGATGAAGAATTAAAAACTCTTGCCGAGCTGGTCAGTGTGCGCCTTAATAAAGGCACAGAAACATTAAAAGACGGAGAATAAAATGAGGGGGTTACTGGGCAGAGATAATCCTTTAAGCAATGCCTTTGAGCTGATTAATAGACGTATGGAAGAAGAAGCGGAAGCAGAAAAAACAAAGCAAGCATTGACTTACTGGAATGTAACGAAGAATTGCTTAAATTGCACTAAAAATTTAAAATGCAATCTACCACGTTCCGCAAGAAATGCGCGTTGTAGATACTTCGAGCCGTCAAAGTATCACTTGGCAGAAATCCGTAAACACAACTATGAAGTAAGTTTGCGACGCCGCCAAAAATTAAATTCATAATACCAAAAAGCAGGGCAAAAGCCCTGCTTTTTAT